GAATTGCCTTGATCCCGAGGCATTATATCCTCTATGCAAAACATAAAATAGAGGTTGGTGACTGGAAGAAGGACGATGAAATGATCCTTCGAAATCGGTATACTAAGCTAGACTTAAAATTACCAATCCAGTCTCTTCTCGACTATAAAGATATTCCTGCATTTGAAGAAAATGACATGGTTAGCATTTGCTTACCGCGTTACTTCCCTGATTCAAAGTCAATTGTTGATAAATTTGTACCAGGAAAAGTTATGGAAAAGAGGAAGTCTTTATTCGCGAAACTGATGTTGCCTGATGCTGATGGAAATCCTTTTGCCATGCTTCATGATGTCACGCCCATCGATGAACCCGTTTCGATAACGGACCATGCTGATACCGAATACTTTGTTCGAAAAGGATATAAGTATTGGGCATGCACATCAGATGGTGACTGCGGTGGACTCCTTGCTGTTGTTGATAAAGCAATTGGGCAAGGGAAGTTCATTGGATTACATGTTGCCGGAACTGAAAAAGGGTATGGAATTTCCGTAGCGATAACTCGAGAGGACGTTGAAGACGTTCTTAAGCTTTGGCCTCAAGAGATGAAGCGAACCGTACCTTATAAGTATGACGAACTTCATTCTCAGTGTCTTATGGCCAAGATGCCAGAACCACCAGCAGAAGGGACATTTACTGTTCATAAAGTCCTTGATGAAGAAGTCTATGCTAGTAGAGACACATCAATTAGGAAAAGTGTCTTATACGGCAAGTGGGGACCAGCTCAAAGAGCCCCCTCAAGACTTTCTAGATTTAAAGACGCTGCTGGCAACCTCATAGATCCGAGACGAAAAGGGATTGCTCTCTATGGAAGACAACCGACTCACGTTGAACCACGTAAAGTCAAAATTGTCACCCAAGCTCACAGCATGGATGATGAATGTGTCAACTAAAGAAAAACCCTTCTCGATGAGTATTGAAGAGGCTGTTGAAGGCATTGATGGTCTCGACCACTGGAATGCTATTGCTCGCAATACTTCACCAGGTTTTCCACACGTTTTACCCTCAGAAATGAGAAAACGTAAAGGATTTCCTGGAAAAACTTTTTGGTTAGGAGACGGGGATCGTTATGATCTCAATAATCCGAACTTTCTAGCGCTGAAGAAGCGCGTGGAAGAACTTGAAAAGTTGGCTATGGAGTGTAAGCGAGGAGAAGTGGTTTTCGTTGACTCGTTGAAAGATGAGTTACGGAAATTGCCGAAAGTAGCTGATGGGTCGACTCGTGTGTTTTCCGCCTGCAATTTTGAGTATTTAATTTTGTGGCGGAAGTATTTTGGACCTTTTTCCGTATGGTTAATGCGGAACAAAATTATAAACATGTGTGGTGTCGGAATCAATTGTTACTCAGCAGAGTGGGATTTTCTAGCTCGAATGATGAAATCCAAAGGTAAGAAAACTCTTGCTGGTGATTATAAAGGTTTCGACACTTGTCATGTCGTTGAAATTTTGTGGGCAATTTGTGATATGATTAACGATTGGTTTGACGATGGAGAACTGAACGCTCGGATTAGGCGAACACTTTTTGCGGATATGATTTATTCTATCCATATTAGTGGTGCGACAATTTATGAGTGGTTTGGCAAACTACCATCTGGTCATCCCTTTACAACAATTATCAATTGTTTGCACAATTTGATTCTATTGATGTTATGTTGGGTTGATCTGAATCCGAAAGGATTGGATGGTTTGGCTGATTTCTTTGAACACGTTTATGCGAACGTTTTTGGTGATGATAATATCATCAATATTTCCGAATATGCAGCAACGTTTTTCAATCAGCAAACTCTTCCCGATGCCATGCTCAAATATGGGTTCATTTATACGGATGAAACTAAGTCCGGCGAAATTCGACCCTTTAGAGACATTGAGGAAATTACATACCTTAAGCGCCAATTTAGGTATGACGCTGAACTTGGGAGATATGTCGCTCCTTTGGATATGGTTTCCATCCTTGAACTTCCATACTGGTACCATAAAGACGTGAACGAGGCTGGCAAGACAATTGATAACTTTGAGGCTGCTCTCGGAGAACTTTCGTTGCATAAGCGAGAAGTATTCGATGAGTGGGCCCCGAAGATGTTGAACGCGGCTCGTTACGAGTTAAGGTACACCCCCTTGGTCACAGAGTACACGTTGCTTCAAGAGCGGCAGTGTGCGCTGCAGACCTGGTGGTAAGGCCAAAACCCCGTCCTAAGCATGACGTTATAAACTGCTTGATCTTGGGCTTAAGCGAATGATGGGACTCGCCCCCCCGGACAGTGTATACCCGGTTGTGTTCACTCTAAAACGACTCGCATGCTTGCACGTGCGATTAGTGGCGGAGGGAGTCGCATGATCTTCCCTGTATTTGTAAATTCCGTGTATAATAAGATACGGTGGCTATGCGTGCGATGAGAAGGGGCTTGTATTTTTATACTTACCGTCCAGGATGGCTCGGAGAGACACCAATATCCAGGGCAGCACGGTGCCCAAACGTTGCCTGAGCTAGCGCGTTTGGAAAGAATTTGGCTTGCTGCAAAAAATTCACCTATGCCTGAAGCAGGCGCACCAGTTGTACATAAAGAAGGACTTGTAACATTTAGTGATGAAAGGCCGCCCCATGAAGTGGCTAGAGAAGAAATGAAACCGATTGACATGAGCCTTAAAGCGGCTATGATTGATCAGAAGGAACACACTCTCAGAGAGATTTTAGAAAGGCCGTTTTTGGCGGAGGTATTAAGCTGGAGTACAGCGACCGCTGCTAATGCAGACCTTGCTAGTTATCTAATTCCGTTTGACATCTTGGATGTTTATACAAATGTGTCTGATAAGCTTAGAGGTTTTCTAGGCTTTAGAGCAACTGCAGTTATTACAGTGCAGGTTAATGCTCAGCCCTTTGATCAAGGCGCACTTTTGTTGAACTATTTTCCAATCCCCTTGAACACTCCTGCTTTGAATAGCCAGACCTCGCATCTGATTCCTCGGAGTCAGTTGCCCTCTGTGGTCTATGATATAAATTCATGTAGTGAGTGCTCCATCGAAATTCCCTACGTTCATATGAATGGGTATTATAATAACATTACCCGTTCTAGTGCTGATGATTGGGCGAAAGCTTTTATCACAGTGCTTAGCCCTATAGTGTTGCCTAATGGACCTGCGGCAATATCTGTCAATGTTTGGTTCAAATTGAAAGATGTGGAGTTCGTGTATCCAACAATTTCACAGTCTTTAAAAACGAAGAAAGGCAGGGGTGGAGGAAGTGTTGGAGAAACTGAGCTGTCCGCTGTGGCTGGTGGTCCTATCAGCTCAGTTTTGGGCAGTGTGGCCAAAGCCGCAACTATATTAACCGACGTGCCTTTGTTGTCGGCTGTTGCAGGACCTGTAGCGTGGTTTTCAGCTATTGGGTCAAATGTGGCTGCGGCTTTTGGCTGGTCAAATCCATCCGTTTCAGAACATGCGAAAAGGATGGTGCCCAGTAATATTTATGGCTCGAACAATTGCAATAGTGTTGATAACTCCAATAAACTTGGATTGTTTTTGGACAACCAAGTTCAGGTTCTCCCCGGTTTTGCGGGGACTGATGTGGATGAATTGGCATTGGACTATGTTTTGGGCCGTGAGTCTTATTGGAAAGCCCTTAGTTGGGCGACAACTGACGCTGTCAACACCCTTTTAGGGTCAGTAGCAGTTAACCCCCGCTCTTTTTGTAGCGAGGAAGTTGCAAATGACGGGACGAATGATTGGGAGATTTCAGCTAATACTCCTTTGTCTTACTTTTCATTGTTCTTTACTCAATGGAAAGGTGATATTACGTTCAAATTTCACATCATTAAGACTAAATTTCATTCAGGCCGTCTCTGCTTCTGGTTTGCCCCTGGCGTGACCGCAGCGACGCCAACCCAAACCCAAAGACAGTACTTGTTCCAACAAGTCGTGGATATTCGAGAATCGAATGAA